ACAAGTTATACAAGGCCACGACGGAAGTATTACTCCTTGTTTTGGTGATTATAGAGATTTGCTGTTACTGGAACTAGAAAAAAGAATTTATAATAATCTTAAAGTCGACTACGACGTTCGAAATCAATCTCTAATGTGGGATACAATTCCGGGCAAATTTAGAAATACTGACTATTCATCAGACGAATGGACTCGCGTATTGGGGGCTTCATTTTTAAAATGGATCGGAAGTTATCAATTAGATTATATCAGCAATACATATTTTGATAGTAATAATTCTAAAACATGGAATTTTAAGAAATCTAAATCTATTTTAGATAATGAAACATTGCCCGGCCATTGGAGAGGAATTTATAGATATTTCTATGATACCGATAGACCTCATACTGCTCCATGGGAAATGTTGGGATTCACTGAAAAGCCAAATTGGTGGGATAGTGAATATGGTGCTGCTCCTTATACCCGTGGTAATTTAAATCTTTGGTCTGATCTAGAACAAGGTATAATTAAACAAGGTAGTAGACAGGGAGTAGACAGTCGATTTGCCAGACCAGAATTAACTAAAATTATTCCTGTTGATGATTACGGTGATTTATTAATGCCCGACCAGTTTATGTTAGTTAATTTTAATTCTAATTCTCTGTCGGGAACATGGGCTATTGGTGATATGGGACCAGTAGAATCAGCTTGGAGAAATAGCAGTGATTATGCCTTCGCCGTTCAAATTGCGTTATCATTAACTAAACCTGCAGAGTATTTTGGTTTGGGTATTGATACTCAACGATATAGATATAATAGTAATCTAGAACAATTTTTTTATATTGATACTAAAAATAGAATCAATCCTGAAGAAATAATTCTAAATGGACGCAACCAATCAAATCAAATAACAAGATCATCTGGATGGACTAACTGGGTGATCGATTATCTTAACAGTCAAGGAATTGATGGTTATAGTTCAGTAAGAAATTTAATCGATAATTTAAGTATTCAATTAGCTTATAAATTATCAGGATTCACAGATAAAAATTTAATAAAAATATATGCCGAGCAAGCTAGCCCGGGCAGTAATAATGATACAGTATTGTTGCCTAACGAAAACTTTTCATTATATCTACACAAATCGACTCCTGTACGTCGAGCAGTATATAGTGGTGTTATAGTAAGAAGATCGGGATCGGGTTATTCTGTTGAGGGATATGATTATAATAATCCTTACTTCACTATTGTTCCTAGTAGAAATAATTCAAATTTTACTACAATTAAAGGTATAGAAAAAGTTGCCAGAGTTTATAAAGATTTTCAATTATTATATCTTACTATTCCGTATGGATATGAATTTCAAACTCGTCAACAGGTAGTAGATTTCTTAATAAGCTATCAACGATATCTTAATAGTTTAGGATTTGTGTTTGATGAGTTTAATGAGGAATTAAAACGACATCAAGATTGGGAACTTAGTGCTCAAGAATTTTTAATTTGGAGTGAACAAGGTTGGGGCGAATCGTCGTTGATTGTACTTACACCTGCAATAGGAAAATTAGTTTTAAATGACAGCAGTGCTACTATCGATGAAATCAATGGTTTATGGACTGGATCACGACTGCTAGATCAAAATTTTGCAGCAATAAAAAACAGTGATTATAATCTATTAAGAGATTCGGACACTTTTGAAATCGAAACAATCAATAATAAAATAATCGGATTGGCAGATTTATCCTTGGTACAATACGAACACGTAATTATTTTTGATAATTTCACAGTTTTCAATGATGTACTGTTTGATCCTAATTTAGGTGATAGACAGTATAGATTAAAATTGACTGGACTTAAAACAGCGGGCTGGACTGGTAGACTCGATTCTCCAGGATTTTTTTACAATAACGGAAATATTCCTGAGTGGAAACCTAATTCGGATTATTTAAAAAGTGATTTAGTAACTTGGAAAAATAGAATTTATTCAGCCAATGAGTTTATTCCTGCAGCCACAGAATTTGATTTTAGTAAATGGACATTAAACACCACTGCAAATACATCACCGGCATTGTTTATTAATTTTGCCGGTAATGCAAAGAAATTCGTAAACATATATGATTTAGATGCAGATTATTATGATATTGATTTAGAATTTTATAGCAATAATCTAATCGGATTTAAGAATAGAGAATATTTAGATTCACTGGGAGTTGATGCTAAATCACAGGTTAAATTTTATCAAGGGTTTGTAAAAGAAAAAGGAACTAAAAATAGTATCGATGCTCTTACCTCTGCGACTTTTAATAAATTAGGAGGTAATTTAACTTACGACGAAGAATGGGCAGTAAGAATCGGTACGTATGGTGCAGTTGATAATCAAAAAATTGTAGAATTTACTTTAAACGAATCCATTGATAATTCTAATCCATTTGGCATAGAGTTATTATTAGATAACGAAACTCAATCTGGTAAACCTTTTAGATCTTATACTGTCGATGAATTATACAGTAAAGATTTAAAATTTGATAATCGTATCTTTAATTATAGAACTGATAATTCTATAGGATTCGATCAGGACATAAAAATCGCTGGATTTGTGTCTCCTGATGACGTAGATCTTGCTATCTATGATATTAATAATATTTTAGATCAAGGACAAGAACTAATTGAAAATATCGGTATCGGTTATACTATATGGACCGCTAAAGATTTTGAAAGCGACTGGAATGTTTTTAGAGCCAGTGGAACAGATTTAATTATAAGCCGTATAACTTATGGACTAGATAATACCGCTGAAATAACTTTTGCAGATTTGCATAATTTAGATCCAGGCGAAATTATTGTTGTTAAGGATTTTGATCCAGTGCTAGACGGAATATATCAAGTCTTAAGTATTGATACTTTATATACTATCGTAGCTAAAGCTGATAGTTTAAAATCCCAATATTTAGAAGCATCTGGGGGTGTTGAATCATCTGGGATTATTTTTAAATTAGAATCAGTTAAATTTGATCGTTTAACTGATGTCGCACAAAAAACAGATTGGATACTAAACGATCGAGTTTGGATAGATTATCCTGATCAATGGAGTGTGTATCAAAAAACTAATACCTGGAATTGGGATAACGAATTTAATGCAATATTAACTAATAGCGAATGGGCATCTAGTTTACAAGTATCTGATAATAAACTTACTGTAATAATAGGAGTACCAAAAGCAGTCGGTCCATTGGTTGAATACTATAGCATTGGAAATAGAAATTCTCCTTATAGAAGAACATTAGAAAGCCCAAAGGGAGCAAACGATAAATTTGGTTTTGATATATATCAATCCGGTAATAAGTTATTTGTGGGTGCTCCAGCTTACGATTCTGACAGAGGTTATGTTGCTGTATACAATTTAATCGGATTTATATATTATCTAGATCAAATTATATATGGAGCAGCATTATCCAATGGCAAACTTGGATCGGCAGTTAATGCCAGTCGAGATTTACGATGGCTATTCGTGGGTGCACCAGATGATAATGTTGTTAATGCTTATAAACGTATAGATATTCCAAAACAATCTATCACTGTAAGACCTGCCTCGTTTACTGGAAGTATTACTACTACTGTACTGACAATTACTACAATGATTTACGGTACATTAGAAATAAATGACGAAATAAGTGGATCTACTGTAACACCGGGAACACTGGTAATAAATCAACAAACTGGTACTAATACTCCTACTGTGATATTAACCGGCTCTAATACATTAGGTAACCCCGCTTTGGTGTTTTCTGGTGCAGTAAATTTAAGTCAGGTTAAAGTGGGGCAAATAGTTAGTGGATTGGGTATACCCGATAATACCTTTGTGCTTTCAAAAGTTGGAAGTATAGTGACTTTGACTCAAGCTTCTACCAGTACTAATGTTACTAATTTTTATTTTAGAGAGCCTGGCAAAGAAGGAACGTATACAGTCGATACCAGTCAAACAGTAGTAGCAGGTACTACCATTACTGTAGTTGACGATACATATGAATTAAATTGGACAATTGATCCCAATGAAAATGAATCTGTTAGAGTAATTGATGGCAGCACTGGGGAGCTATTAGAAGAAACAGTTGATTATACATTAAACAGTATAGGTGGTGGAACCAATAATGAAATTGTATTTTCAGTTGCTTCAACAAAAAATTATCTAGTATATAAAGATAATTATTATACATTTGTTAATAATATATCGGACCCAGGGTCCAGTATGTTTGGTTATAAATTAAAACCCAGTACCGATGGGCGACAATTGATTATATCTGCATTGGGAGAAAACTCTAATTCAGGAACAATTTACATATATGATCGATCAGTGGAAGCATTTGATAGTATGTCGGGCAGCACTGATTTTACGTCTACTAGAACATTAACCTATTCCAGTGGTATACCACTTTACAATGTTAGTGTAAACGGAGTATTTAAACAATTCACCACTGATTTTACTAACCCAGCAGGTAATACAATTAAATTTAATCAACCACTATCCTTTAAAGATAGAGTTGAAATCGAAACCAATGAATGGAATTTAATACAATCTATTACAAGCCCAAATCCTCAACAGCAAAGTAAGTTTGGGTATGATATTGATTACAGTCAGAACAATGCAACATTAGCAATTGCTCAAACTTATTATCAAACCAATGAATATAATTCGGGGTTAGTATACGTTTATAAAAATATATCCAGATTGGACGGACAGATAATTGGGAATGTTAATAATCCGGTAGTGAGTATCTCAGATTCGATTCGAATCAATGATTACGAAGTTATATTCACCGGAACAAGTTTATCTAGTGTGATCAATGATATAAATGCAGCTGAAATTTTAGCAGTAACAGCAGAATCAGTTGTAATTAACGGAAATACGTATATTACAATAAAAACCAATACCGAGTTAACTGCAAATGCATTGAGAGTATTGCCAGGCGCAGGAACTGGATTTGCTGATTTAGGATTCGTGCCTTATGAGCGTATCGCTGAAATTTCTAAAGTAGAAACTGGAAATCAAGAATTTGGGCACAAGGTAAAATTAAATTCCTCAGCGGATTCGTTAGTTATAAGTGCTCTTGGGGCCAACGGAACTAGACTGACGTCATGGGATGATGATCAAACTACTTTTGATTTAATTAGTACCAATTTTGAGGATTTAGTTTTAGATAGTGGCAGTGTTTATGTTTACAATTTATTAATTGATCCTGACCAAACAAGAGCTTACGCATTGGCCGAAAATCTTGTTCCTGACAATTTAGTTGGTAATGAAAACTTTGGAAAAAATATTTTTATTGTAGACAATTTCATTGTTGGGTTAAGTCAAATTAGCGGGTCAGTTGGAAAAGTTAATTTGTTTGATAATCTAACATCGGAGTTAGGGTGGAATTTACAAAATCAACAAAGCGATATAATTGATATTAATTCTATTCAAAGTCTCAGTCTATATAATAAGCGTACTAACGAAATACTTGTATATTTAGATTATGTAGATCCTGCTCGTGGTAAAGTATTAGCTGCAGCCGAACAAAATATAGATTATAAATCTTCGTTTGATCCTGCTGTATATAATATCGAGAATGGTGTAAATGGAGATACAGATTACTTCTGGAGCGATTTTCAACTAGGGCGTGTTTGGTGGGACTTAGACAGTATACGATATATAGAGTATCAACAAAAAGATAGACAATTTAAATTATCCAATTGGGGTAAGCTATTTTCAGGCAGTGAAATTAAATTGTATGAATGGGTCGAAAGCCCTGTAAAACCATCACAATATGTTCAACGTGGATTACCCGGGATACCTAAACATACCGATGATTCTTTTTACACCGAATTAGTTAAAGTTGATACCGAAACTGGATTATTAAAAACAAATTATTATTTCTGGGTCGGAGATAAAAATTCTACCATTCAAAACAAAAATATTAGTTTAATTGGTATTCAAAATATTATTCAAGATCCAGCTGCACAAAATATACCATTCGCTGCTATATTAGATAATAATAGTGTGGCATTGTATAATTGTAATCAGTTCTTATCCGGGGACGAAATAATATTAAAAATAGAATCTAATTCTTTATCTAGAGATTTACCAGTACACAACGAATGGCAACTCATTAAAGAAAATGCCGATCAGGAATTGCCTGAATTTATTATTAATAAATTAGTCGATAGTTTAGTAGGTAGTGTTACCATTGGTCAACAAATTAAACCAGTACCAGATCCTAATTTGCCTGTAAATCAGCGTTATGGAATAGGAATCAGACCTAGACAAACAATGTTTGTTGACAGATTATCTGCTGCTAAAATTTTTATTCAATATTTAAATAGAGAATTATTAAAAAATATTATTGTCGGAAATAAAAATATTGATTCTCTTTATGCCAGCGAAGATTATAATGATATCGGTGAAACATGGGATTTATCTTTTGACACCTATGAAGATTTTGAAAGTATAGATCTCAATGCGTTATTACCTGGTACAAAAATTTTAATTAAGTCAAACCGTCTATTTAATAATAATTGGACATTATATACTTGGGATGGCACAGGATTTAGTAATATAAGACAACAAGCATACAATTTACAAAATTATTGGAATTTAATAAACTGGTATGATTCTGAATATGATGTTAATACTATCCCTGATTTTGTAATTGATAGTTTTGTAAATGTTCCTTACAATAATATTCAGGTAAATCAAATTATTAAAATTAATAATATAGGAAATGGTACCTGGGGAATATATAGAAAAACAGATATCGGTTTTGATCCATTGGCTTTAGAGAATGCTACTATACAAATTAATGACTTGTTATATAATCCAATTAATGCCGGTGTGGGATTCGATATCAATGGATTTGATAATTTAGTATTTGATTATAATCCCACCGAAAACTTTAGATTATTAATTGATGCACTCAGAAACGATATTTTAATTGATGATTTGAAATCAATATTCATTGGATCAATTTTTGCATTATTTGAATATATATTCTATGAGCAAAAACAACCGGACTGGTTATTTAAAACTAGTTTCATATCAGTATTGCATAATCTAAGAAGTTTAGATCAATATCCTAGCTATGTAAGAGATAATCAAGATTATTATAAGTCTTATATTGAGGAAGTAAAACCATACAAAACAAAAATTAGAGAATATATATTAAGTTTTGATAAATTAAATCTTGCAGAATTTGATGTTACTGATTTTGATTATCCAGTCTATTTTGACAGTGAAACACAACAATATAAATTTCCAGATTACACCACTGATTTAGATATTGTTGCCAATCCACCTTATAATTATTGGGTTAATAATTATCCTCTAAGTATAGAGTCGGTGGATGTATTAAATGGTGGGGAAGGATTTACACAAGAACCAACTTTAATTGTCAATGGCGGGGATGGTACAGCAAAATTAAAAGCTAATATTGCTTTTGGACAAATTCAAAGTGTTACCGTTTTAAATAGCGGCAATGGTTTTACTAGTTTACCTACAATCGATATAATTTCGGGCGGGGTGGGTGTTGGTGCTATTTTAGTTCCGAGAATGCGTAATCAAAAGGTGCGCACATTTGATTCAACTATTAAATTTGATAGAATTGAGTATAGTGGTGAAATACAAAATTGGACTGCATCAACATTATATAGAGCTAACGACTTTTTTGTTTACCAAAATAAAATTTATTTAATACTAACTGACTTTACTTCGGGTGTTTCATTTAATACTGTTACCACAACAACATTAACTAACAGTATTACTTCAACCGCCGATTCTGCTGTATCTGGTGGAATTTTACTCAATGATGCTTCGGGATTCGCTAGTGCCGGTTATATTAAAATTAATAATGAAATATTTTCTTATACAGGTAAGAGTGTTAATTTATTAACTGGGATAACTCGTGCTACACTTGACAGTTCTGCAGAAACTCATGATAGCGGAGATACAGTTACTAGAATAAACTTTAGATTAGCTAAACCCGAAGACCTTAATAGTGCAATGAAACGAACTCAGTATTATTATGCACCGATGTCGGGAATGACTATTAATGACGTTAAAGAGTTATTTGCCGGGGTTGATTATCCAGGTGTAAGAGTTCAAGGGGTAGGCGATTTTTATGGACCTCAGATATCTATCTATGATATCGAACAGGAAGGAATAGGACAAACAGCTGAGACTGCGATAATACAAGGTTCTATCACTGATACAACACTTACAGTTACAAATATTTCAAGAGGAAGTTTAGCCGATGGACAATATCTGGTAGGGGATGGTATTGCTCCAGGAACACGAATAATTTTAACTGAGTTTGAAGGATCGGTAACTGGATCGGTTCTAACTATTACAAGAATGATTAGAGGAATTGTTAGATTAAATCAACAATTAATTGGTCCAGGTGTTTCTAATACTCTTATAATTAATTCTTTTGGTACAGGAATCGGCGGGGTCGGAACATACAATCTATCTAATACTAATAATATTCCTCCAGGAGTTCTAAAATTACAAGGAACAGGATTTGGACAAACAGGTACATATACTGTAAACATAAGTCAAACTGTGGCACAAACAACTATTCAGGCTACACTGCCAGATGTAACTGATATTGATGTATATTATCAAAGTTCTTTCTTGGATACCAGTTTAGGAATAAAATCCGAAGACATTAATGTTGATGGAGGTAAGTTTTTAGATACCAATAACAGCCATGCACCAGAAGAACTAGTACCGGGTCGAATTTATGATACACTAGAAATGCGAGTATTTACAAATACAGTTGCACCGTTACCATTAGGATTTAGATTATTTTATAGTATGAATTGTAATACAGTCGACTCGAATTTAAATCCACAGCCTACAGTACAATTAGTAAATGACATGGCCGATACGGATACAAGTTGTGAAGTAATATTACACGAAAATAATGCATTATTATTGCCCACAATAACATATAGTCCCACTATAGTAATAAATGGAGAATATATGACCTATACTGGGTTTAATTCAACGACAAATATTATTTCGGGAATAACCAGAGGAGCCAATGCCAAGGATCATCGGGCCGGTAGTTTTATAACTGTGTTAGACAATTTAAAAGATTATAGATATTATTATAGAATTAGTAATCTAAACACAACAACATTGGCTCGAAGTTTAGATTATGATGATACAGATATTTTAGTAACCGATGCATCAAATCTAATACAACCATATGCTCCGGACAACATACCTGGGGTAATATTCATCAATGGAGAAAGAATAGTATATTGGGTTATTAACTTTGAAACCAATCGTTTAAGTCAGTTAGTAAGAGGCACACAGGGCACAAGTGTACCAGCCACTCATCAAATCGGCAGTTTAGTATCAGATGCCAGTCAAAATCAAGTTATCGAGGATGCTGATGCAAAAATTTGGTTAAATCCTGGCGCATTAACCCCAGCCGATGGTGGTGGATTATATACTTCTACTACTACACAGGCTGATTTCTTAAGACAAGAATCGAGTTATATACCTAGTTGAAATACGTTATAAATAAATGATGAGCGAACAAAACAACATTAATAAAGATAAAAAACCAGAAAATCCGCCGGTTAAACCTGATGTGGCTGCTGGATTATTAGTACAGGCCAGTTTAAAAATTAGTGATCCGGTAACTGGTAAGATCTTATTAAAAACTAGAGGTTAATACATAAAAATGCTACTACCAACATTTATTAAAGGGCATGTAACAATCAGTGATGCCGTTACTGGGGAAATTTTAATTGATAAAGATAATCAAATTCACTACGAAAATATGAGTGAAGCATTAGCTAAATCTATTTCTAAACAAAATGGTGGGTACATATACTCCATGTCATTTGGTAATGGTGGTACCAGTGTAGATACTACCGGGGTTATTACTTATCTTCCACCGAATACAAATACTCAAGCAGCTAGTTTGTACAATCAAACATACGACAAAGTAGTTAATCAGGCTTATCCCGGTGAAAATACCGATATAGCAAATAATAAAATAGAAATTAGACACTTAGCCGGTGAAGTTTATACCGATATTTTAATTAGTTGTCGTCTCGACTATAGTGAACCTTCTGGGCAGGCAGCATTTGACAACAGTACTACAATGGAAGATGATTTTGTATTCGACGAATTAGGAATCAAATCTCAAGAAGGAAAATTATTAACTCATGTGATTTTTCATCCAATTCAGAAATCATTGAATCGTTTAATACAGATTGATTATACTATTCGAATACAAACATTAACTAATTTAAGTGGAGTATAATGAACTAAAATGGCCTATACACTTAATCGCACAGACGGTAATACAGTAGCCACAGTGGCAGATGGAGCAGTTGACTTCAGTCGAACATTAGGCTATGTTGGTAAAAATTTTAGTGGTTACGGAGAAATTTTCAATGAAAATTTTATTAAATTGCAAGAAAATTTCGCTAATACATCTCCGCCAGCCGGTCCACTTGAAGGACAATTGTGGTGGGATAAAAATACGTCGATTTTAAAAATTTATCAAGGACCTGTTTTAGGATGGAAATCAGTAGATACCGTCGGTGGTGGAGGTGGTGGAGGTGGGTCTGGGCCATATACAGAAATAATACTTAGTAACCCAGGCGGAAAAATTATTTTCGGCAATGGCAGTGAACAAACGACAGCATATACCGGTAATTACAATGATTTAACAAATAAACCCACTATACCGGCAGCACAAATACAAAGTGATTGGAATCAAAGTACTAATACAGCACTAGATTTTATAAAAAATAAACCCACTATACCGGCGGCACCTGTGAATGCCAATTGGAACGCGGTATCGGGATTAGCGCAAATATTAAATAAACCTAGTTTATCTACGGTAGCGACCAGTGGTAGTTACGGTGATTTATTGAATAAACCTAATTTATCTACGGTAGCGACCAGTGGTAGTTACGCTGATTTATTGAATAAACCCACTATACCAACGAAAACCAGTGATCTTACCAATGATTCTAGTTTCATAACCTCAAATGGTATACCAAGTCAAACAGGAAATAGCGGCAAGTTTTTAAAAACCGACGGTACTAATGTAAGCTGGGATACACCAGCAGCCGGTGGAGCAAGCAGTTTAAATGACTTAACCGATGTTATTATTACTAGTGCAGCATCCGGTCAAGTGTTGAAATATAATGGTGCGAACTGGATAAATGATACAGTAGGTGGTGGTGGTGGTCTTGTATCTCGGTCTGTGGCAGCAGTCACAACGTCTTCATTAGCAAATAATGCCACTGCTAATGTCAGTATCACTGGATTCAAATCTTATCTGTTATTAAAAATTACAATTAGTCATGCTGCTTGGGTTCGACTTTATACTCACGTCAATGCCCGCACAGCTGATGCAACAAGAACAATTTCAACCGATCCTTTACCGGGAAGTGGGGTGTTAGCTGAGTTTATTACAACAGGAACACAAACTATTTTTGTAACTCCGGTAGTAATGGGTTTTAATGGTGAAACCGTTCCTACAACTTCTATACCAATTGCTGTTACAAATAGAAGTGGAGCTTCTAATGCCATTACGGTTACATTAACACTACTTCAATTGGAGGCATAATAAAGTGTTGCCCATTCCACATTTAGGAGATCCAAGAGATCAAAGTCTTAAAGAATATATTGTTACTTTAAAAAATTTCGATGATCTCGATGATTTCTATACGGATATGGAATCTGTGGGAGGAAATCTTTATATTCCAAACAGAGTTGTTGAATGTAAGGAACGTAGACCAATTAGTCGTAATACTCATTATTGGTTAAGTTATAATGAAGCAGCAGAAATCAGAAAAGATCCGAGAGTGTTGAGTGTAAATCTCAATTATAAAGATCAAGGAGTGGAAATCGAACTTCATTCGTTTGAGCAAACATCTAGTTATTTTACTAAAACTGCACAATCGGACGTAAATGCCAATCATGTTAATTGGGGATTATTAAGAAGTTTAGTAAAAACAAATATTCCAAATTGGGGATCAGATTTTTCTAAAGTTTCTAAAGCTGCATCAATTATCAGTGAATATTCTGGAAAAAACGTTGATGTTGTGATTATCGACGAGGGGACTCCTTATGCTAACACAATTGAATACAGAAAAAATTCAAATGGCACAGGTTATAGTAGACTTGTTGAATATGATTGGTACAAACATTATCTCGAATTGCTTGGATTTATTTCTTTTGAGCCATATAAACACTCACTTCTTGAAAGAGTTCACAGACATGCTGCTCATACAACTGGAACCACAGCCGGAAATCGGCAAGGTTGGGCCAGAGATTCTAACATTTGGAATATTAACTTTCAGGACTTTCAGGCCACAGATCTAGTCAGAATGTTCCATAAAAATAAGCCAATAAATCCACTGACAGGACTCAAAAATCCAACTGTAGTGAATAACAGTTGGGGGTACAGCGGGAGAATAAACACTTACAACATAAGTCAAGTATACTACAGAGGACAATTTTATAATCGGCCGACTGAAGGATGGTCTACACAACAATTGTTAAATTTAAGATTAATTCCTAGTACTGGCTTTAGTTTGCCCGTCCCGGTTGAATCTACTGATATTGATATGATAGAAGCTATGGAAGAAGGAGTAATTGTAGTAGCATCTGCTGGTAATTCAGCTGCATATATGGATTTACCCGGCGGACCGGATTATGATAATTATATTGTATATGGAAATTCATCATATTATTGTCATCGAGGTTCCTCTCCTGGATCTGCTTGGGGACCAACAGCTGGAACTAGAGTAATTTGTGTGGGGTCTTTGGGTCGAACATCAACTGGTACTGAAATTGATGCCGAGGATTATCGTTCTGAATTTTCAAATTATGGGCCCAGGATTGATGTATATGCCCCGGGGTACGGAATTCAAAGTAATTATAAATCCGCACTTGGGGCAGTTGATCCTAGATGGTCGTCGTTGGGCGGCGATACGGAAATTAACAGACTACTTAAACTTCGTGGTACTAGTATGTCCGGACCGCAGATTACAGGTATTCTAGGGTGTATTGCGGAAAAATATCCTAGAATGACTCAACAAGAAGCTAGAGAATTTATCAGTACTATGAGTCCAGAAACTTTACTTTCTACTAACGGGGGAGCAGCCGATAACAAAGATGCTGGATTTGAATACAATCCTAATTCATCTAAAAAAATTATACATATGCCAGGAACCAGAGTAAATGCCATTGATCCTAATACAGCCTATCTTGCTAGTCAATATAATACTGTAGCTTATCCTGAATTGACTGCACTATATCGTCCTAACAACGGTCAGGTTGTACCTAGAAAAAGAACTTTATATAATCGGAATAGTGAAAAAACATTTGTGCTATCGTCGTCCTCCTATAATTTAAATTATAATCAATCGGCTACTATAACACTTAATACTACCAATGTGCCCAATGGGACAGAGGTGCAGTATATTATTTCATATGATTCGTTAAACAATGAAATCGGAAAAATCAGTCCATATTCTACTTATGTCATGAATAGAAATCCCAGTGATAACTATACTGGAATAATACAGGGTCTAAAAGCATTTGATCCAAAACCTTATACTAGTTATTCATTGCAAACTACCAGTGCATCAGCAGGGACACTTAGTCGTATACCAAACAACTTGTTGGGTACTACAGGGTTAAATGCATTTCCGGTTATGGAAGGCAATGATGAAATGGGCTATTGGCAATTTTCTCCATTTCCTATAGTGTTTGCCGGTGAAACACATCAAACAATATATTTTCATACAAATAGTTATATCACGTTCAGCGAAAAACCAAAATCTTTTTTTGATGCAGTATCTTACTCAAATGGTTATGTGCCTGGGCCAAAAATTATAATAGATGGAAACGGGAATTTTAGATCACCAACAGGCTATGCTGCGGTATCTGGATCCGCCCCAAATAGAATTTTTAGATTTAGATATGAAGGTATAACTGCCTATAATATTACTGTACCAAATTTGATATGGGAAGCAACATTTTACGAAAATATTCCAAATAAAATTGATATTCATATTGGACAAAACGCAGCACAAGTGGACGATTATTTTCCATTTATTGGCGAATATGTGAATGTAGACAGAGTTGGAAAATTTATTGTAAATTCAAATACTGCAACTTTGCCTATTACAGTAAATCGATTTGTGCCGGTTCAAACTAAAATGAATTTAAGATTGGGTATGTATCCCACACCTGAAATTGATATTCAATTGAATAAATTTGTTATATGATTTTTAAAATTCTAGATAGATAAATATTCAGACAGTCGGAGATAAAATGGCTTACGAAATTAATAAAACCAATGGATCTTCTTTGATAACAATCGAGGATAATAATATAGAATCTATTGCCGGTATAACACTTGTTGGACGAAGTAGAAGTAATTATGGAGAGTATATTAACGAAAATTTAGTTAGATTAACTGAAAATTTTGCTAACTCTTCGGGCCCGACTAGTCCTATTATAGGACAATTATGGTGGGATACCAGTAACGATTTATTAAACATTCGCACAGATACCGGGTGGACCCCAATTGGTAATGCAGTAGTATCTCCTGCTGAACCCGCAGCCCCAAGTGCAGGTACATTTTGGTTTGATTCTAGTTCGGGTGTACAACAACTTAAAATGTATGATGGCGTTAATTGGCAAGTTATTGGTCCTGAATTAGTTGGTATTGGCGGAGCTAGCGGACTTTTTGCTGAAACAGTTGAAGGTAATAATGTATTAGCTCTCCGCGTAAATAGTATTCTAGTTGCTATAATAAGTGCAACTGAATTTGCCCAAACTACAATTGCCGATTTCCCGCCGACTATAGTAGCCGGAATAAATTTTAGAACCAATGGCCCGGTGGCAGAGATATTAACTAAAACCATTAGTATAGAAGAAACTGCCATATTACCAGTTACAACTAACACCACCAATTTGGGATCTGGTTCTTTAAAATGGGCAAATGTACATGCAACTACATTTACAGGTGCACTAAGCGGAAATGCTACAACTGCCACTAGTACACCAACTGCAACAAACGCAACTAATTCCACTAACATTGCAATAACTGCTAATACTGATGACAGTGCTCAACCAATCGTTTTTGTAAGTACTACAACCGGAAATTTAGGTGCCAGAGTATCTGCTGATCTAACTTATAATCCTGACACTAGTAATAAGGTACTTAGTGTACCTAATATTTCAACAGAAACAATTACAGCTAGTGGAGTTATTACTAGCTCAGTACCTACAGCCGATCCGGTGGATCCGCCTACCCCGCCGTTTATAGTTGCATCTACTGATAAAGTTCTAAATTTACAGGCAGCAACTGCTGCACAATGGCATTCCACAAGAAAAATATCATTAACTGGAGATGTTACTGCAGAAGAGGTCGACATCGATGGGACAGCAAATATAATAATTGATACCGGAATCGATGTTAACTATGTTGCAACTGTAACAGGAACCAATGGAATCGCAATCGGCGGTACTGCTGCTCCAGGATGGACAGCTAGTGCCGGTCTTAGTACTACTGCTGGTGGACAAATATTCAGCTTATCTGTGGGCACCGGTATTGCCATTCCTACTACAACAGGGGAAATACGTGCCAGCGGTGATATTACAGCCTTTTACAGTTCGGATATTGCATTGAAAGAGAATATCACTCCTATAGATTGTGCCTTAGACAAATTAAAAAAAATTAGCGGTGTATATTTTGATTGGAATGATCAATATTTAAACTCTCGGGGCGGCGAAGATGGATATTTTGTTCGTAAACGAGATGTTGGAGTTATAGCACAAGATGTTCAAAAAGTTTTACCAGAAATAGTTGCACAAAGAAGTGATGGGCATTTAGCTGTCAAATATGATCGATTAGTTTCATTATTGATTGAATCGGTAAAAGAATTAACAGTACAAGTTGAAGAACTAAAAAAAGAATTATCTTCTTACAAGTAAATATGAATAATTTTTTTAAAGGATAAAGAATAAATGACTATTAAAGCTTCGGGACCGGGTGTTTCGTTAAGTATGACTGAAATTGTTGCAGAATATGGTGGCGGCGTACCACATTCTATGTCGGAATATTATCGAGGTGTTGGTGTTAGTCAAAATAATACAGGTATACCAACTACTGGGCCAATATCCTTTAGCCAGTTTTTTAGTACTCAACGACGTGCTATATATACACTAAATATTCCCGAGTCAACAACAGTTTATAATTACGATGTATATAATAATCGAGGCCCTTCATACGAAGCCGGTATTACTGATATTACAGTATTAGTTCCGGCAACTTCGTTGATTGGCAGTACTAATGTTTCTGCTGCAGCTCTGGTTGTTCCGAATAGTTTTCATCCAAGTGATAAGATTACTATTGTAAATAATGGAAATATTTTAGGAAAGGGCGGGAACGGGGGAGCGGACGATTATGCATCTGGAGATGCTAATCCCGGACAACCCGGTGGAACAGCAGTGCTTACTTATCGACCTATAAATATAGTTAATAATGGTGCTGTAG